CACAAGGTTGTTTTCAAGGATCTCCAACGCCTTCCTTGTGATCATGTCAACGGTGAGAATCGAGTTACTCATGATAAATTCCTTTAAAAGTCAAAGTTTAGCGGGTCATCTGCGCTTGCAGCTTCTTCATCTGCCTTGCACGTTCGGCTTCAATCCACTGCGAGTCCGTCATGGTCTTGGTAGACCGTGGGTCCGTCGTGTCATAGGCCGGTGCTCCAGAAGAGCGTGCGGTAACAGGTGAAATCGGCGCTGGCGCTGATGTTGTTCGTTTTACCGGAGGGTCTGCTGCCAGTTTGGCCTCAATCCTTCCGATTTCCTTCGCCTGGCTCAAGGGCGTCATGCGTGAGATGCGATCTGCTTCTTTTGGGTTGGAGCCGAGGTAGTACGCTAACTCAGGTCCAATGTCCGAAGACTGGATCGTTTCTGCCATCACGTTTGTGATCGGTAGGTTGGGGTTGTAAGCGACTTGTTGAAAGTCATCGTACTTGTCCCGCGCAACTTCTTCACGCTCTTGATAGCTTTCGAGAACAGCCGATTGCTGCTTGGCGGCTTCGCGTTTGGCGATCAGTTCTTCGGCTTTCTGGTAGGCCAGTGCTTCCGCATAGGCTTCAGGAGACTCAAACTGATCAACGCTGGTCGTTGGCGCAGCTCTTAGCGTCTGTTGTTCAGACTGACGCTGTGCCTGCTCTCGTTCCCACTTACGTTGCTCTCTTGCGAGGCGTTTGCCGATGGCTGCATCCAATTCTTCCTGAGTAAAGGTTTTACTCGCGGTAGTTTCGGCTGCGGTATCAGCGACTTCCGGCGTACTTTCAGCAACTTCAGGTGTGGCCGTCACATCCGTGGTTGGCGCGGAGTCTACTTCCGCTAGGGCTTGGACTTCTTCAGTCATTTAGTTTTAACTCGTTTGAGTTCCTGATGGACTGCATCAGTACAGTTTGATTGGCACGTATGTCTGGTCTACCCAAGGCAAACCATTCGTTACCAGTTGCGGTGCAGCCTTTGCCGCCAGAAGTTCATCAACTTCGACTTCATAGGCTTGCACTTGTTCGTTACCGAGCGAGTTCTTAACCCAACCAAGCACCTGCTCGGGGGTCAATTTGTCGTAATCAGTATACGGCGTACCAGGAGTGTACTCAAGGTTTGCAGTATTGTATATATGAACAGTATTGCCATTTCCCGTGGCTGTCAATAGCCAGTTGACCACATAGACGACATTTTGCTTGCCGTCTACGCTGGGAAAGCATTGCATCTGCTCGATAGACCAAGTTTTCATGGCTGGCTCCAAGGCAATGGTGGGGTGACGATAGGAGGGTTCACTTGATTGGCGATCTGGGTGTCGATGTTAGCTTCCGTGGCGTCTTTGTCCACACCGTTGGCCCAGCACCAGCCCAGCACTTGTTGCTCAGTCAGATCGGCATAGGGTGTGAAGTCGCCTTCAGGCTGACCGAATGAGCAAGTGCCGTAGACAGTAGCGTTGAACGTACCGTCTGTGCCGTTGCAGCGCCAGTGGGCTGTGATAACGACATCGGTCAAGCTGCCCTCAGTGGGCTTGCAGTCCATTGCTTCGATGATCCAAGTGATTGTGTTCATGGTGGTTCCTTAATTAAGCGTTTGCAATGGTTGTCACGGTTCCAGAAGAGCCACGATATTTTAAAGCGCCGCCTTCAACATACAAAACACCGCCGCCCGATGGATTTGATGCTGGCACTGTGGTCGCGTTGGCGATGTACATGACACGAGCGCCCGGAGTTGAAGTTCCGCCAAGCAGCAAGTTGCCGGAGGAGTCGATACGCATCCGTTCGGTGTTGTTTGTGCCAAGGATCAGCGGAATAGCGGTAATCGAATAAATATTCACATCGCTGGAAGACGCATAGATGTTTGAATAAAGCGTCCCGCCGACAGACAAACGAAAGTCCGCTGCACCAGAAGCCTTATTGAGCTGAAGAAGTGCCCCCGGCGAACTCGTCCCAATGCCTACGTTACCGGAGGAGTCGATACGCATAGCTTCTGACCACGAAATGGTGCTGCCAGCAGTGCTGTTCCCAGCATATTGGAAAGTCCATGATGGAGCGCCATTTGATGACTCCATGACCATGCGCCATGCGTTGTTGGCGTTTTTGCGAATCCAATTGCTGCCGTTCCAATAAGCGTTTGCCAGCATCATTGAATCGCTAGACCCAAATGCGCCGTAGGATGCTGATGCGTTAATGTCAATAAATCTGTTGCCACTTGCCCAAGCACTTGGAGTAACCCCCACACCCACATTACCCGATGTATCAATCCTGACTCGCTCACTGGCCCCCGTAAAGAAGGTCATGGGCAGGTATGTGCCTGTTCCGGTAATAGATGCTTGTATCTGTGATTCAGTTCCAGACTGCCTAATGCGCATTACGGCTGCATTGGCAGGATTGCTTACTCCAAATACATCCAATGAAGAAGCTGATCCTGTACCGTTCGAAATAATACTTACGCGAGTTCCACTATCGGTTGTGGAAGTTTGAAACGCCACGCGACTAGCATCAGTCGCATTGCTGAAGTCGCCAGTGATGCGGTTGCCAGTGCCTGTGAAGGTCAGGTTGCCAGAGTCGGAGATGGATGTGGCCGACACTGTGCCACCAGACTGGTTTGTCGCAGTCGTTGCAGTCGTTGCAGTCGTTGCACTGGTGGCCGAGGTAGCATTACCACTCAACGCAGCGGTGATCGTGCCCGCGCTGAAGTTGCCCGAGGCATCGCGGGCCACCACAGTCGATGCTGTGTTGGCCGTGGCAATGGTCTGGGTGCTGTCCTTGATGATTTTGCCTGTGGTGCCGTCAAACAGCGCCACAGCGTTGGCAGTGGCCGATGCAGGACCAGACACATCGCCGCCGCCTGCGGGAGTAGACCAAACGCCGTCACCGCGCCAGAAAGTGCTGGAACTGGCAGATGTGCCGCTGTTCAGGTTTGTAACGGGCAAGTTGCCAGTCACACCTGTTGACAGTGGCAAGCCTGTGGCGTTGGTCAGTGTGCCAGACGATGGGGTGCCCAAAGCACCACCAGGCTCAACAAAGTCGGTTCCAGCCACGGCCGCGCTAAACGCAGATGTGCCGTTGCCCTTGAGCACGCCGGTCAAAGTGGCTGCGCCCGTGCCGCCGTTGGCCACACCCAATGTGCCAGTCAGATCGGATGTCGGCACAGTGGCCGAGGCTGACATGGCAGATGTGCCGTTACCCTTGACGTAACCCGTGAGCGTTGTGGCACCAGTGCCGCCGTTGGCGACATTCAGTGTGCCTGCCAGCGTAACGGTGCCCGAGCTGGTGATAGGGCCACCCGATGTGGTCAAGCCCGTAATGCCACCAGACACATCAACGCTGGTGACTGTGCCCGCGCCCGGTGTGCTCCATGTGGTGTTGGTGCCGTCTGTAGACAACACTTTGCCGTTGTTGCCCGACTGTGAGGGCAGCAGAGCATTCAGGGCAGCGTTGGCAGTGGTTTGGCCTGTGCCGCCATTGGCAATCGGCAGTGTGCCGGTCACGCCAGTGGACAGGGGCAAGCCAGTCAAGTTAGTGGCCGTGCCAGAGGACGGCGTGCCCAATGCACCACCGTTGGTCAAGTACGAGCCAGCAGGCTGCTTGCTGTTGAACGTGGTCCAGTCGGTCGATGTCAGGTAACCGTTGGTCGAGCCATTGGCCGCAGCCATGCTGATGGCTGGAGTTGTGCCGCCAGAGGACACGACTGGTGCGGTGCCCGTGACTGCGGTGACCGCTGTGGCCCGCAGTTCGTTGACCGTGACCTTTTTGGTCGTAGTACCTTGGACAATCGGCAAAACTTCCGTGCCCCCCAGAGGGGTTGTTGCCGATGGGAGCTGGGAAATTTTGACGTTTGACATAGCTTAATCGTAGTAAACGGTTGCAGAAACAGTGCCGCCAATCACGACATAAATGCCCTTGTTGGTGTACAAACCTTCAATAAAGTTGTGGTTTGTGTTGGCAGTGGGCGTAAAAGTTGCCAAAACTACCGGGTCTGACGCGCTGGACGCAAACGAATCATAAACCGTGATAGTGGGCGTGCTCGACGCAGAGCTGACAAAAATGCCACGCAGTTTGCCAGCTTCTCGCTTGATTTGAGTGGTGGCGGTGATAGCGGTGTAGTTAGCCATGATGATCCTTATGCAAGAAAGCGGAGTTTGTAGAGCGTTGACAAATACAGACCAACGATTTCGTCGATGATGTTCTGAATCGGGGTGTCGGTCTTGTCGCAGACCTCGTACCGGCACTTTTCGATCTCAGCCATTGAATCGGTCAAAAATTCAACGATGTTGTTGGTCTTTTTGGCGCTCATCAGGCTAATGGGGCCAATCAAACCACGCCTGCCTTGGTAGGCTTCAGCAAACTTGTCGGCCAGCTCAACGATTTCGTCGTAAAAGCTGTTCAGGGCCGAGTGTTTGGAGAAGCTACGGGTGTTCAGATGCACGGAATGGGCCACATCCCGCGCCAGAAACAGCGTTCCTACAAAATCAGCGGCGTTCATTGCGGCATTCCTTGTTGTTCAGGCATCTCAGGCATCTCGCGCATCTCAGGTGCCCCGTTGATCAGGTCACCTGTGTCTAAAGCTGCTGCAATTGTACCCATCACGATGTCCTGAATCTGCTCGGGACTCATACTGGCCTGAACAGCCGAAATTCGCTGTGTTTCGGCAGCGTATGCCTTGATTTCGGCCTCGTAATCCTTGCGTGCCAAGTCCTGCATTTCGATGGATTTGCCCACATTTTGGATCATCTGGTGCATTTGCTCCATTTCCTGACCCATTGCCTGAATTTGCATTTCTGCGGCCTGCAACTCGGGTGTTTTGTCGTCATCGGCCATGATTTTGGGGTCAATGGTCTTGGCAAAACGCTTGGACATCTCTTGAGCGCCAGGCCAGTCCATGTTCTTGACGAACAAGTCGCCCGCCACTTGCCACAACTGTGGGTTGCCTTGCAGCAACTGAGCCATTGCCTCTAGCGCCTCTTGGCGCTTGGTTGCGTAGCCTGGGCCAGTGATCGCCACGACGTCGTACTTGCCAACGCCGGGGTTGTAAATCTTCTCAATGACGATGCCTTCTTCGTTCACGATCTGGTTGACCGGCTCGGCCTGCTCGGGGTTGATCTTGACCATCTTCGTTTCGCCGTCTTCACCAATGATTCGGGCAATACGCTGCGTGTCGTAGATTTTGGGGATCAGATCCACCAGTTGACGGGCCACATGGCGCACGCCACGGGACAAGTTGTCACCGTAGTGGTATGTGCCGACATCACCCTCGCGCTGGCGTGCCAGAATGGCTTTGCCGCTGCGCTCGTTGGAACCCATGCCCAAAGATGCGTTGTACTGGCCTGTCGTGGACTTGATGTCCTCAGACGCGCCCGCCTTGGCTTGCAAAAGGCCGCTAGAGGCCATTGGCGGCTGCGCCCGTTGGGGTAGTGGCAGGGCAGCGCCTTGGCCGTCTGTAACGTCTGGATTGACCTCCAGATACGGCCAGTTGTTGGTGTTGGCGGTCTTCCACTTTTCTTCGTAGCCTTCAAACTGGCCGCCGTAGCCGATGAACGGCGCTTTGGGGGCCAGCGCCAGCATCTCGGCTTCTTGGCTGACCCAGTAGTTGTACATGCGCTGGGCGTCCTTGGCGTTACGCACAAGGCCCGACACGTACAAACGGCCATCCACCTCAAACTCGTTGCCGACAATGCGAATCACGGGGATGTACTTGCCCGCCCACTCGCGTTCTTCAAGGATTTCGTACCCGTTGATCTTGCAGTACTTGACCTTGGGCCGGTCTGACTCGCGGCTACGCAGTGGCTTGCCGTAGACGGCCTTCATCTCCCTGTCCTCGGGCGTGCCTGCAAACGCAGTCATGTTGCCAGGGTACAGGTTGAGCGTGGCCTTGTCGTAGTCGATGTAGTAGTAGTCGGCGACACGGATCGTGTCTTCGTTCAGCCAGTTGCTGATCGACTGGTCGCCCACGCCCAGCGACTGAAGCGTCGAGATCGGCGTGGAGTCGGGATACATGCGCTCGTACTCAAGGCGGGTTACGTCCTCGGTGATAAAGCAATACTTGGCGTCTGCGCCGGTGGGGTCTTGGATCAGCGGGTCCATGTAGACCGAAAAACTGTTACGCACCCGGCCAATCTTGATGTCTTGGTCAAACGAGTTGTCGTCGCAGTACTCGGTCAGCAGCCGGATGTAACCCTCGCCGTAGGACACTTGGTTTTCGCAGGCGGTGTCATAGGCCACATCAGCATCGCTGATGTATTCGATGTGACGGATCATGCCGTTGAAGATGTCGGCCACGGCCACATCGGCCCTGTCGTCCACCGGAATGACTTTAGCGCCAGGGCGGTTTTGCCGCATGTCGTTCGTGACTTGACGAACGTGCTGGGGCAGCTTGTTGATAGTCAAGCACGGGCGGGCGTTGATGGTCTGCCCCTGCACAGCACCACGGGTAGCCAGCACATCGGCGGGCCATTGCCACTGGTTGTCAGGGGAGCCTGCGTAAAAGCGCAGATCGTCTGTCTCATCTTCCCGTGATTCGGAAAGCGCCGAAACCGCCAGGTCAAGGCGGGATCGGGCGAGTGCCAGAATATCTGACTCGCTTTTCTTGGGTTTGCCACCGTTCGCCACAGCGGCAGCAGCAACCATACCAGTTGGGTCAGCCATTTTTACCTTTCGGTGCTGGCTTGGATTGTACAGCGCGTTTAACCGAGTACGCAATCGCCACGGCTTGCTTGACTGGTTTGCCCGCCGCTACTTCGGCTTTGACGTTCTTGCGGAACGCTTCGGGTGACTTAGATTTGACCAGCGGCATTACTTCCCCTTCTTGGCAGGCTTTGCCGTCTTGGCCGACTCTTTGAAGTCCTTGGCCGTGGGCGCGCCAGCAGCGCCGGGTTTACGCATCTTCTCGCCAGAGCCAGCGGCGATGCGTTCGCGTTTAGCGGCGATATTGCTATAAAGTCCAGGTTTCGTTGCCATGTCAGGCTCCCATCCAAGAAGATGATATTGCACCGCGCTCAGACATGACGCGCCGCTCGGGTCGATTGTAGTCACCCCGGTTTGCGACCGGGTACGAGAATGTCAGCGCGATGGCGTCGGCAGCATCTGGTGACGCCAGCCCCCGCGCTTTCATGTCTTTCTTGGACTCCAAGAAGATCGAGCCTTTGGAGTCCGGCTTCATCATAGGCGAGATCAGGTCAGTTTTCAAGAACCTGTCGTGCGGGATGCTGGCCGACTTCAACCAGTCGCGCATGTCGCCCCATATCTGCGCCCTCATGTTACCGTACATGGCCGGGTTTTTGGACTTCCAGCCGAAGTTCACGCCCTTGATCTTGTAGCGCTGCTCTTTCAGCCGGTCCACGATGCCCGCCCCCAGCCCACCTTCGTCGATGAACACCATCGCTGGCTTGTATTCTTCAATCGCTTCGATGACGTGCCCGACCACCGTCATGGTGTCGTCGCCTCGGTGCCTGATGAGTTTCACGATGTCCCGCCCCTGCCTGACTGCCAGCACGGTGGCGTCTGCCCCGAACCGCGCCGGGTCTACGCCGATCACGATGGGCGCTGACGGGTCTTTGTAGCGCTCCCGTTTCATGGCGTCGTCCACCACCATGCTGGAGATGAACTGGTCGTCGCCTGCGTTGGGGAACTCCCCGTACACCTCAACGTGCGCTTGGCCCGAGTCGGCTCCATACTCGTCAATGATCTGCTGGTAGACCTGCTTGTCCGTCCCCTCCACTGTACGGGCGTCCACTACTTTGGTCTGCCAGAACTCGCGCTTGCTGTGGAATGTCTCGTAGAAGTACCCCGTGTTGCGCCGTGGGTTGGAGAACGCCAGCCAGAAGCGGTTGGGCGTGTTCTCTGTAAAGAAGCCAGCCGTCACCGCCCAGATGGCGTCGTCGATACCACTGGCCTCGTCGAAGATCACCATCACACCGTCGAAGTTGTGCACCCCCGCGTAGGCGTCAGGGTTCTCCGCTGACCACAGCCGCCCCTCGACGCCCCAGTAACGTGTGCCTTTCTTCAGGTCGCGCTCAACCAGCTCGGTCAGCCACTTGGCGGGCATCAGTCTGGTGGCGCTGACCTCGAACCAGTGGCTGTTCAAGCTCATGGCTAACCACTTGGTGATCTCAGCCCAAGTGACCGACCGGAGCTGTGACTCTGAGTTAGCCGACACGATGGTCGTTGAGCCGATCCTGGTGGACAGCATCCAGATCACAATCCAACTGACCAACGCCGACTTGCCAATCCCTCGACCTGAGGAGACTGCGTGGCGCAGGGTGTTGAAGTCCACCTCGCCTTTGTTTGCCTTGATGTGTTCGCCGATTTTCTGTAGCACCTCGCGCTGCCACTTGCGTGGCCCGTCGAAGTGTTCCAGTGGCGTGCCCTTGACGCCCCACGGGAACGTGTACAGCACAAACGCCAGTGGGTTGTCCTTGTACTGTGGCGACCAGAGTCTCGCCATGAGTTCCTGTTCGTCTTCAGCCGAATAGATGGTGGTTTGCATTACTGTATTCTGTTAGGTGCTTTGCGACTGGTCAGCGCTGGTCTTGGTTCGTGTGCAATGACATCCACCACGTCTGCTGCCCTGCGCTCGGCCTCGGCCAGTGCGCCCAAGATACTGATCTGTTGGTTGACGTCCACTGTGATGGCTTGCTTGGCTACCCAGCCGTGCTGGTGCTTCAGGATTTCCAGCGCCACCTTGGCGTCGCCCTCCAGCGCTGCCGTGTGCAGCACCTGCGTCAGTGCTTTCTCACCCTCTGCGCGTCCCTTTTCCTCGGCTAACTGCGCCAGTGGGTCTAGTTCGCACAACTGCCGATAGGCTTTAGGCAGCAGCCCTGCGGCCAGCGCCAGGTTGTCGCCTTTCAATCCGATCTTGGCGGCGTCGTAGATGCGGTTAAGCACCGCCTCTGTGGCGCGTATCTCGTTGATGACAAGTGGCAGTGAATGAAAACTCATAGTTGTATGGCCGCGTGGATGCGTGCGTGCATCTTATATCGGTTTTGCAAAAAATAAAAATTGTTCGCGGACGCTACGCTACCGTTGGCCCATCCGCTCGGCCCTACCCCCTCCCCCTCCCAGCAAAATCCACCATGCAGTCAGTGTGTGCTTACTAACATTTTGTTGGCCATGTTGGCTGCCAACACCAGGCCGTCAACCCCTAGCTGTATGCACTGTGCATTTATACAGTACTGGATGCAAACCCACCACTGTATAAACTGTAGTTTGTTGGCTATGTTGGCTATGCACGGCCAACAGCCAACAATGCCTACATGCATGCGCCAGGCGTCGGCGTCGCGTCGAAGTGTTGGCAATGTTGGCATGTTGGCTATGCTGTTTTAATCGCTGTACCCCTCTTGGGAATACTAAGCATACTTACCATTTTAGGGGTTTTTCAAAAATCATTATCAAATAGCCTACATAGCCAACAAGCCCCCAAAACCCTTGCGCGCTGTGGCTTGCAGCGTGGGCAGCGCGACGCCAAATCGACGCCAATTCGCGACAGACACTAGCCCACAAAAACAGTTGTAACAAGTTGTAACAAACCCCTTTACAGTTGCAAGCATATCCCTTACACTCTAGCTGTGTTCAACAAACAACCCTTGAAAGTACTGTATGAAATCAACTCAAGCTCAACGTCAAGAACTGGATCAGCTGATCGCCCTGGCGCGTGCACAGCGTCAACGCACAGCGCGTATCGAATCAATTGTCGGTAGCGTGCTCATGTCCGCGCTTGGCGCGTGCGTGCTGTACGCGATCGCTGCCTGGATTACACGATAACCAAAACCCGCGCGGCCAACCGGCCGCGCACCAACTAAAGAACCAACCCATGAAAAACCTACTCGTTGACATTTTCCACGCTGCGCTGTTTGCGCTGTGCATCGGCGCGCCGTTTGCCGGTTATTTTTACATCTACGGGGCATAACATGAAAACACTAGGATATATCGCATATGAGGGACCGTCGGAAATCGACGGCGCGCCTATCGTTGTGATCGTCAACAAAATCGACAGCGACAGCGAAAACGAAAAAACCGGCGCGTTGGTGCAAACTTTTATCATCCGGTCCGACATTTCGCCGGTTGACGCCCTTAAAACCGGCCAGGATGAAAGCATTTGTGGCGATTGCGTGCATCGGCCAGCGCTGGCCAGCGAAACAGGCGAAGCGCCCTGCTATGTCAATGTGGGCCGGTCCGTGCTGTCGGTTTTCAACGCATACAAGCGCGGGCGCTATACAAAAGCGGACCCGGCCACAATCGCGCGCGCCCTGGCAGGCAAAATCGTTCGCTTAGGTACTTATGGGGACCCGTTCGCTGCCCCGGTCCGCATGTGGGCCCAAATAACCCGCTATGCGGCCGGGCGCCGGGGTTACACGCACCAATGGCAAAACCCGCGCTTTGATGCGGCCGCTTGGGCACCATTGGTTATGGCATCGGCCGATAACATCGATCAGGCCGCGCGCGCTAATCTTATGGGCATGCGCGTGTTCCGCGTGTCTGTCGGTGTTGACCGTCAACCAGGCGAGACAATCTGCCCTGCTAGCGCAGAGGGCGGGAAAAAGTCCACATGCGCTAAGTGCACATTGTGCGCCGGTACATCGATTCAAGCGCGTGACGTGGTGATCGCTGATCACGCTACCGGCCACCAAAAGCGCGTTATCAAATTACAAACTGTTTAAAGGAACAAACCATGATGACAAGCCAAGCTCAAATCCGCGACGCCTTTTGGCGCGCACATCCAGACGCCGATCGCAAACGCTACCCGGCGCGCGATTGGACCCGCCAGGATAAAAGCCAACGCGACTATTGCACCGATACCCGGTGCGCGTTTGTTGATTTTCTTGATTTTCTGCATCGCGACGGCCAAATTAGCGCCGCGCTTGCCAATCGCGCCAATTTATAAGGGGCAAACCATGAAATTTTCAATTGGCGATCGCGTCGCATTCGCGCGCGACGTGGTCCGACGCGTCGGACATGATAAGCACACGGCCGACGCGCGCGGTCGCGTCGTTGACGTCAACGGTCCGGTCATATCGGTGGATTTTGCGGGCACGTGGTCCTTACATGAGGACGGGGGCACGGTCCGACACGTACCGGCCGCAAACCTAACCAAAATTTTGGCTAATGGGGTGATTTATGAATAGTCCGATACCAGGATACAAGCATAACCCGATACCGGACCGATACCCTACGCGGGAATCCTGGCCGCGCGCGGGCACTAAAGGCACGCATAAAGGGCGGCCGGTAGTCCTAATGGATATCTATTTCCAATACTATGCGCTGTTCAAAACCGGACCCTATTCGGTTATGCGCGCAAACCTACAGGAATTCATACCATGCGAGTAAAAGAATTCTGGCAATGGTTGTCGGAGCTGGCCGATGCCACCGACGGCGCGCCGGTTGACATGCCAAGCGCCGAGCATGCTTTTTTAACCGGGCGAACAGTCGCCCAATACTTAGGGGAACAAAATGCAAATTGATTTCATGCGCTTACCGGCGGCCGACGCCGAACGCCTATGCTTTGCGGAGGGTTTCGAAAATGCCGCCAAGCTGTTTGCCCGCATCGAAGCGCTACAGTATGCGCTAGGCCAGGCGACGGCCGCGTTGGTGGCAATTGAAGAAAACGACATGACCGCGCGCCAGGCGGCCGGTGCGGCCACCGAAGCGCTGGCAATCGTTAGGCGCGCCGTATGATGGCGTTGGCGGCCCTGGCGGCCGCAATACTGGCGGTATTGCTGAAACTGTAAAAAAGGGCCTTAAAGGCCCTTTTTATTTGACCGCGCGCAAAGTTGACGTGGGCGGCTCTTCCACCATAGCCCGAAGATCTGATTTTGACGCGGCCGCCAATTCAGGCGCGCAGAAAATGTGCTTTTTGGTTTGATAAGCGCGCGACGCCAGGCGGCCGCAATCTATCCAACCGGCTTCCTTGAGGGCGTGCAACAGCGCGCCTTGGACCACTTTAATGGCGCCAGGCGCGGACCCTTGCAGGCGATCGCACAGCGCATGCCAGGGCGCGCCGACGACACCTTTAGAGAATTCACCGATGCGGGCGCGCATAAGCTCCACCAAAAACGACTCGGCGCCGGACATGCCCGCCTCAACCATGATAGCTTTAGCTTCGGTCATCATCGGGGGCAGGCCAGGATTGAACGCGGACACGTCGCGCTGGTGCAGCCAGGCGGCCACGCAGGACATGCCGCCCGCCTTGTACCAAGCCCACAAGCCCACCGACTCAGTGGGGGACATGCGGCCGACGTCGGACCAGATGACAAACCACCGGCGGTCTTCGGTGGGGAGGTTGATCGCGACGCGCTCATTCGAATACGCCAGGACAAACAAACGATTCAAGGCCATGTAGGGGTGCAGGCCCTTGCGGTTGATCGGCAGCATGTCAGGGGGAGCGGCGATCAGGGGTTTGAGTTGGTTTTCAAGGGCGCGGCGGTCCTTTGCTTCGGCCTGGCGCAGCTCATTGATCACCATCACCTCGGTTTCAAGGGCATAGCCCCATTGGGAGGTCAGTTCTTCATTACGGACCAAGGACACGTTAATGAGGGCGTCGCCACCGATCGCCCACAGGAACGGTGCCCACAGGGTATCTTTACCGACACCAGGCGCGCCACCATGCAAAACGGCGTGGTTGATCTTGCGGTTAGGGTTTTGGACCTTAAAAGCCATCACGTCAAGGACGTGCGAGCGCTCACGGTCATCGGGGATCATGCGCTCGACGTGCGCCAGCCAGGGGCCAGCATCACCGGCCACGGCCGGGGGCCGGGCGTCGCGCCAGCGGTTGCCGTACACCAGGCCATCACGGGCGCAGAGGATCGACTCGCCGGGGGCGTAGGTCAGGCCGACCAGCGAACGCGCGCCCTTCTTTTGGCGGTTCTCATCAAAGCTGGTAGCGGCTTCGATCTTGGGCTTTTTGGTGCCGTGAATCGATGTGCAGCCGATGTGCCGGAAGATGGCGTTGAACGTAGCCCGGCTGATCTCGCGGCGCTCTTGCATGTCAAAGTAGGCGTCGTCATCTTGCAGGTAGGCGAAGCGCTCATACCAGCCCTCTTTTTCAACCCGGCCCAGCTCTTTGCGCTCCACCTCGGCCACGACTGCTGCGGCGGCGTCGGGGTACTGCGGAGTAGGCGCTAACTTACTAAGTGCGCCCTCCATCGCAGCGGTCAGCAGCTCATCACGCAGGCCGGGGGTGTGCTTGGGGCCACCCTGCTCGGCCACCCACTTGAGGAACGTGGACGAGTCAAGGTCGATGCAGTGCGAGTGCAGGCAGCAATACGCACGATTGGCGGGCAGGTAGCGGCCCTCGGGGTTGCCGTCGCTGTGCTCGGCTGAGTTGGGGCAGATCACGCCAGCCCAGCCCTCTTGGTTGGGCCGGGACAGCAGCAAACCGTTGTCGGACAGCCAGACCATCACGTCATCGGTGCCATCGTCAGAGATGCGGATCGGGCGGTGCACGGCGGACACGTCACCGGGCACGACGTTAAGGGCTTCGCATATCTCGGGCAGGGTGAAGTCACGTTCAGGGTGGAACTCGACCAGCACCGACGCAAACAGATCACGACCAGGCTTCAAGTTGACCGAGCCAGGCAGTCGGAAGTTACGAACGGCATTGATAGCGCCGGGATCAGTGTAGCCAGCATCGGCGATCGCCTTGATGGCTGCGGTGAACTCGCCCTTCGTGGGCTGCTCGTTGAACACGTAGCCCCACTGGAACGAGCCGGGCGACGTTTCCATCTTCCACGTCGGTTCGATCGGTGGCACCTTGGCCTTGGTGCCCACGTCGTCCAGCACCATCACCAGCACATATTCGCAGTTGGCGGCGCTGGCGCTGACATGGCCGTCAGCGAAGCGGTCAACGATGAACGACGCGGTATTGCCGTAGATGGCCCAGTCGGGCTTGACCTTGGCCGTGGGCAGCATGGCGGGCCATGTGGCCTTGATCGCTCCATCGGCGTGGTATTGATACTGGCCGTCTTTAAGTTGGGGCTTTTGACGCACCAGCAAAAAAGTCTCGCCATCTGGTGCGAGTCTGTTAATATAGTCTGTGAAATCTGTCATGGGTTTCTCCTTAGATGTTGGAACTTCAGCCCCGGCCTTACTCGCCGGGGTTTTCTTTTATGAGTATCGGGTGGTGGTCACGCCTTCAGCGGCCAAGGGCAGGCCGGTGGCCCAAGCGGGCGGGGTGCACATGATCTGGTGCATGTGGGCGGCGACTGCATCGGCTTCGTGGGCCGGGCACTCGACAACGATTTCATCGTGGACGTGTAGGACGACGCCATCAAGCTGGCGCAGGGAATGGCGCAAGATGTCGTGCGCTGCGGCCTGCGTGACGTTCTCGCAAGCCAGCCCACGCCACAGGCGGGCGCGGGGCCACTCCTTGGCATCGGCGGCGGGCTTCCAGGCTGCTTTGGTATACGTCACGTTGCCTTCGTCGTCAAATTTGGCGTTTGGATAGCACAGCACCCGGCCAGAGGGCAAAGCATACCAGAGGGTCTGGCCGTCGAACAAGTACACAACACGACCTGCTTTAAATTCATGCCCTTTGTTTCTCATCGCCCGCAGGTACGCGCCTTCCAGTTGCTGGCCGTGCGCCTGCGCCCACGGGTTGGCCCTGCGCCAGCCGTCCACGGCCCGCTGCACCTCGGCAGGCGACAGCCGGATGCCGTAGGCGCGGCCAAAAACCTCGAACGCTCCAGCGCCGCCCAAGAACCCGAGGGCCAGCTCTTGCACCTTGCCCACCTGACGCTGGTCACCGGCCACGTCCTCGTAAGGCACACGAAAGGTAGCCGCTGCGTTGACCTTGTACGGGTCAAGGCCCGAGCGGAACACGTCCAGCTTGGCCTCGCCCGCCGGGCAGTTGGACAGCCATGGATGCACGCGGCCCTCAATGGCCGACCAGTCGTAGGCGATCAGGACGTGGCCGGGCTTGGCGATCAGCGCTGGCCGGAGCATCCCTTTGAGAACATCTGTAATGCGCTTACCAAATCTTGGTGTGATGTTGTGTCCACGCACCATAGCGTGGCGTACTTCATCAGGCTCTTTGGCGCATTTGCGGGTAAAGTTGTGAACTTGTGCGCCATAGCTCGACGCTCGTCCGGTGGCAG